TAAAACAGCGTACTCATGCTGAAATTATCGCCCGCAAGGCCGTGAGGAGCCGTGGAATCAATAAGATTATGGAGGTGATAGAAGATGCTACGCCTTCTGCCCTTATGGTCCTGAGCACTCATATTAACGCGAATAGGCTATGGAAGCGGGTGACGCTCTCAGCCCCACAGGTCGGTAGAATGATTAAGCGCAGCGAGAAGACCGTTGACCGATCTATCACCTATTGGAGAGACAATGGCCTCATATTTACCAAGCGTCGGTTTAACAACTCCAACGTCACCCACCTCAATCCCATATTGCATCATCCCAAGCTCAAGGCTAAGCTTTGGCCCCTCGTAGATGCGTACAAATATGTGTTCCAACAAGCATCACGTTATCTATCGATCTGGCTTCTGTTTTCAGCGAATGTCCCTTTAGAGAATAGAGATATATATAAATCCAATATCAACGTAGAAGTTGATAATCAATTGTATAAGAGAGTAAATACTCACTCTCGAGAAGTGATAGTCAATTGCTCTGTAGAAGTAAGGGGAGATTCTTCTCTTACGCAAGTTGAGGAGGTTGAGATGGTTGATGTTCAAAGTGGCCCGCATGAAATACGGGATCAGATTCGCGAGCGACGCCGAGAAGTTGCATCTACCATGTCTCTGCTTCTTCGAGAGCGAGTGACTAAGTTACTGCATCTCACGGCAAAGGGTCAAATCAAGCTCATGCGCTACTGCGAAGGAGCATTGCTCTATGGCCTCGAATGCCTCAATAAGCACGGACTCAATGAGACGTCGATCAATTTTCGACTCTTTGAAGCAGCGTGTATCGAATACTCACGCAACAACGATATCGCAATTGAAGCGATCGCCAATGATGCGCTCCTCCACGAGTTGGGATATGTCGACTCGCAGATGTGTTTCAAGAAGCTCACACTGGCATCTCATCTCGCACAACAAGTTGCGAGTCCTCCGAGCCCCATCAAGAGGGATCGACAGCGCATATCACGTCCACCCAGAGAACGCGCTACTCCTTACAACGATGAGCCAATTGCTCCATCTGTCACGAAAATGAATCGCGCTATCGAACGAGGCCATCAAGAAGTTGAACGAGTCTCGCATTACAAACAGATGGCGATGGACCCGGTATTTAACGATGTTTTCATAGCTCTCGCCCGCAAGCTCGGACATGATAATTTGATACCAACTCAAGAATCCGTTCAAAATTTAGTTAAAAACGAAGACAAGTGATTTTTGATGTACTAGTATACCCATCAGGATATCGTTCGTTATATTCAAAATTTGGGGCCTGGTAGAATGATTTACACGCGTATACTCGAGATGCCTCAGATGAAGTATGTGGTTCCCGGGACCCCGGTTCCGTTGCAAAGACCACGCTATGGCATGGGAACTCGTCCCTTTGATGCTCAAAAGCGCCAAAAGCTTGAATTTAAGAATTGTGTAGAGGCGCAACATGGCAACCTTCCCTTCTATACTTACCCGATACAGCTGATTGCCTTCTTCCATTTTATTATTCCCAAGACAAGCATTACGCGCACCGACGAGCTTATGAATACTCCCCATGTATTTAGGCCCGATGTCTCTAATCTCATTAAGTTCGTTGAGGATAGCGTTGAGGGAATTCTCTACAGAGATGATTCGATTGTTTACAGCGCATTTGGCCTGAAATTCTGGAGCGATGTTCCGCGCACTGAGTTCATCATTATTCCCGTTGAACCCTATGCAAAGGTGTATCCGCATGCTCATCACCAAATATGACATGGATCAGAGCTACTTATCGGTTCAGCAAGTGCGCTACTATCTTGGCCTCAGTAATAAAGATTGGTCCCTCTTCCATCGACTCTTGCCGTGGACTATTCATGAAGGCAAGCAGTGCTGTGGATTCCCTGTTCTTCAGGAAATTAAACGAAGACTCGATCCCGCATGGTATTTAGGAGAAGCGCAAATGATTCTTGAGACGAATCTTTACTACTATCTCTTCCATAAGCGCGTACGCGAGCTCAATATTCCCAGCTTTCGGCACCCTTTTCATTCACGAAGATTATATAGAACCTCTGACATACCTATTATCAAGCGGGTGGGATATGAATAATGCGACTGGTGCAACAAAATGTAAAACGAGCGCGCGCATCTCTCTGAAGGACAAGCCATGACTAAGAGTAAATATTGCTGTACGAAATTTGAAGAAGTGATAATCAAGTATGAATGTCTTGATTGGTCTCATAATTCCAATGGCGAGATCGAAAAGTATTTCTTATGGGATGGTCATTACCTGAAAAGCATACCGGTAGACTACTGTCCTTGGTGCGCTAAGTCTATCCCCTGGAAAGAGAAGTTGACTAAGCAACGTTGCTTCTTATGCAACATGGATTCTTGTAGTGGAGAATCGATGGAAACAACGAATGAAGGAGTTACTCGCACAGTACGCCATTGTGAGAATGCTACTGAGATGTTTGAGTCATACAAGCCATCGTTAATTAAAGTTGCGCTGCCTTTAAGGATGATGGAGCTCATTCAAGCCAAGAAGGATGAGTATGACCGAGAAGCGTAAATTTAATCCTGACGGTCCACGAAAGAAGCCATTCTATGACACCAAGCGAAAGAAGTTGGTTATACCTACGACGTGTAGTGGCAATGACGCTTCTGGCATGCCCGCTTCTGGTATGGAAGCTTCAGGAATACCAGCCGCTGGAGAGCGATCACTCGATATCGAACGTAGATGGCAGGGACTTGCAGAAGTGCCAACTGATACTGAAGAGCAGAATAAGTTGGGACTCTATATGCTCAACGAAGTACGTGCAGGTCGATGTACCGATCCGGGCATGTTTGCTGCTTCTTTGGGCATCAACCCCTATAAGTTCAAGGGCATTGCCACTGAGAATGAATACTTCAAGGATTGCCTTGAGATTGCCTCCTATATCATCGGTGAATCGGGATATCAAGATGCATTAGATCGCAAGAAGGACGGCAATGTCTTCATGCGTAAATACGCACTCTATAATCGCGATTACCGTCAAATGGTTGAGGACATGAAAATGAAAGAGTCTGCTCGTGTCGCTACGCAGGCTGTTGTCATTATGGAGCGTATACCAGATTCACCCTTAGTACCCCTATTGAAGAAGGATAATCATGAACCATCCTGATGTTGTCATCCGCTGTGAGAGTTGTGACGAAATGTCAGATATTGAATCATACAACCTTCCCGAATGGCATATAGAATTAGAAGGTCTTAATCATCTCGATGAACATCAACGTAATATCGCAGCTTGCAAATTAATTTCGAATATAGCAGGCTTCTTTCAGTTCGTTGAGGATCGACTCGACACGATAGGAGTGAGTATTCACATCTCGGTTGCTATGCGGCCGGCAGATGGAGAAGATTGTGATACCGATTGTACCTGTGATGAGGAGGCTGCCAATGCCTAAAGTACTTCCGCCACCACCGATACCTGAGATTCCTATTGAGCAGATACTTGAGGGATTCGATGAGCACAACCTTGAGCGCATTGTAGTAGGACTGCAAGCATACGAACGCGAACTTAAGCAACGACGCCAGGGGAAGATTCTCTTCATCTCCCTTAAAACTTGTGAAGATCTCAGAAGAGCGGTCTACGAATGGGCCAAAATACGCGAAGTTACTGATAGATTAAGACAATTGCGCAATAAGCCTGACCATGAGCAGGAACCATATAAACACTTAGTAACCTTAGTGACGGAGGCTCAATATGCCCTTGCTGAAATATTTACTGATGCCACAACTCCGCACGATACAGAAGAGTACTTTAACAGAAGCTCCTCCAGGCCAACCACAAGCCGAAAAGACTCTCAGGGATTATGAAGCTTCCTCCTACGCTAAAGCTTCGGCGGACGAATCGGCGCACAAGTCGGTCGATATATCAGGCGTGCGTGTTATACCAATTCGCGAGAAGGATGGTCTTGTAGGATTTGCCAGTTTGGTAATTAATAACGCCATATATCTCGGATCTATCGCTATTATGGTGGCTCCTGATGGCGTGTACTATGTGGTCTATCCGCAACGCAAGATGGGCAAGTCGCAGTTCAGTATGTTCCATCCCATTGATAAGGGAGTCGCAGCGGTTATTGAGAAGGCGATTATCGACAAGTTCGAAAGCATCACGCTCCCTAACCAAGAATGGTCGTATCGAAAAGTCCGAGAATAAGGAATGAGTATGTTCAAAAAGCACAATTTAAATGACATATCGTATGAAGAAGCAGTTAATATCCTTCTTGAAAATTCAAATTCATTTCGAAGGATGCTTGGAAGTGATTTTAGTCAGCCTCAAGAGAAGCAGGACTTAGAAGATTTGTGCTTAGAGATTTATATCTTGGCGCGCTTATTCCAAAAGCCTAAAAGCTACAAACCCTTTGAGTCACTGAGAGGGGACCGATGACTGCGGGTATGTTCGAGAATAAGGAGGGGGAATAATGAGCTGTTGTTGTACTGAAAAAAGAATATGTGATCATGATACGAGCTATAGGTGCTTCCTTATCCATATAGCATCTCTTATCTCTGTCTTTATTGTGCTGTTTTTAGTAGGCAAGGTGCTGGTAGATTACACCTTTTCACAATTGAATCAACAGCGAGAGGGCCTCGTGGCACACGAAATAGCATCTGAATCAACAGCGCGTCGTCCTCATTAATAATATATGAATATACTTAGAATACTATTTACTTTCATCACGTTATGGGCTTACGGTCTCTGTATTCAAACAGAGGCCTTAATGTCCGTAATGACGACCGTTCATCTCAACCGCTTTAAGCCTCGTGAATATCAGATTCCTATCATGGACGCGATACTCAACAAGGGTTATAAGCGCGTCTTGTGTATATTGCCCCGTCGAGCTGGTAAAGACGTCTGTGCGTTTAATGTCATGATACGCGCTGCGCTTAAGAAGGTGGGCACTTATTGGTACATATTCCCGACCTACCGACAAGGCAAAATGGTCATATGGGATGCAATTACCAACACGGGCGAGCGCTTCCTTGAATATATTCCCAAGGAGATCATCGATTCCACCAATTCCCAAGAGATGAAGATCAATCTCAAGAATGGCTCGTTGATACAAATCGTGGGAAGTGATAACGTTGACTCACTGGTTGGTACTAACCCACAAGGAGTAGTATTCAGTGAATATGCGATCCAAGATCCTCGTGCTTATCAGTTCCTTCGCCCTATTTTGGTTGCTAATAATGGTTGGAGTCTATTTGTATCGACTCCACGGGGAAAGAATCACCTCTTTACGCTCTATGAAATTGCCCGGACAAATCCAGAATGGTATTGTCTCAAACTCTCGGTAGAGCAAACTAATCATATTCCCCTCTCCTTCATCGAGAAGGAGAAGTCAGAAGGGTTAATGTCCGATGATTTAATACAACAAGAATATTATTGCAGCTTTGAGATGGGCGTCGAAGGTGCATATTACACCAAGTACCTTGATCGTATGCGCCTGCGCGGCCAGATTGGCGACGTTCCATGGGAACCTGCGCATGAAGTACATACTGCTTGGGACTTGGGAGTATCCGATTCGACTACGATTCTATTTGTACAGATAATCGGACAGACTGTAAGAATAATTGACAGCTATGAAAATTCTAAGGTTGGATTAGAGCACTACATCAAGGTGGTCAAGCAGAAGCCATATGATTATGGCAAGCATATAGCTCCTCATGACATTCGGGTTAAAGAGTTTGGATCAGGTATAACGCGCTGGGAGAAGGCTCGTCAGCTCGGAATCACGTTCACGATAGCTCCTGGTCATCCCAAGGTGACGCTTGAGGACGGTATTGAAGCTGTTCGGAGCTCGCTTGCTAAGATTTGGGTAGACAGCAGCTGCTCATCGTTCCTCAAGGCCATCGAAAACTACC